GGGCCTGTTACTCCAGTATCACCACCTACATTACCCGTACCACCTGTGTTACCTGTAATACCTGTACTACCTACCCCCATATTGTCTAACCTATCAGCTACATTAGCAAAGTCCCCTTTAGGGTTAGCACCTAACTCATCTTCAATAGCCTTTATCTCATCATTTTGAGCCTTCTCTAAAGCAGCATGAGATTCAGCATTTAGCTTTTTAGAAGCCGTTGGATCAAAGCCCGTATATCTACCCGTTGGATAGTATGCCATGGTTATTTTTTCTCCTTGTCAAAAAATGAACTGTGAACGCACTTGTCTATATTATATTCCATAGGAAATCCCTCTAGAGAATCCTTAACAGCCTCATCAAATGTCATGCTCTCAAAGTGGTCATTCAAAGGACTTCCAGGAGTACATGAAATCAACCTGAAACCCTTCTGCTTAAAGTGACCCTTGATCTTAATCATATTCTCCACTACCTGATTATATGTCTTCTTATTCCAATTAACAGCATCCTTATCCAACTTCATATCATATGCGTACTGTTTCTTATCCTCATCTATGTCAAACTTACAACCTACCAAATAGACCTTCCTGAACCCTAACCTATAAAGTACCTGTATGGCTATGTAGAAAATATTTTTCCACCATACAAAATCTCTATTAAAGTTCAGGAAGTTATGAATATCCCAGTTCTCTGTCGTACCAAAGAAGTAGGTATTCGGTATAAACTTCCAGTCTATATCATGAGCCAGTATATTCCTTCTGGAGATCATGGCAAACTTCATTATCCTGGGATCCTTGAGGATCCTCCCGCTATAACACAACGGCTTATCAGCACCTATCCAGAAGTCTGTCCTGGGGAGAACTGAAGCTGTGTTATTCATTGCCATCACCATCACGCCTGGCTGATTTAAAAGAGCAAGGTTCTCATCCTTTAAACTCGGATGGCCACCTGCTAAAAAGCACCCACCACTGTACACCCTATCCAAATCCATTGGAACCCGAAGGTTCAAGTTATTAAACCTGTAAAACACTAGTGCCTAACCCCCAATTTAATAATGTTTCTGACAACCTATCTCTTAAGGTTGTAGTCGTTGCATTGTCCAAACACCACTTACGGCCAGCCCTACCTAACTCACTACGCCTCTTAGGATTATCAATTAACATTTGTATGGTTTCTACGAACTCTATCTCGGTATCCACTAATAGACCACCCCCCGACTTGTGGAGCTGTTCTGTCAAGCCATCGTGCATGTCTCTTGCTACTACTGGAATACCCGATAGATTCGCCTCTGTTGCCACTCTTGACCAGCTTTCTGTTGTATTTCCCCATATCACGAATATATCCATTTCCTTTAGATACTCAGCCATCTTGCCTGGCTTGATAGGCTTGTTAACACACAGATCGCAATTCTTCAACTGCTTAAGCATTTCAAAGAACTTATCAGGAACCTTACCTTTGCCCATATTGGTTGCACTCTGTATCCTACCTACAACCGCTTTTCTATCAGGTCTTTGTATTTCTAGGAAAGGCTTAGCATACACACAAGGTGGTAATGTAAAAGCATTCATCTTGCTTTCCAGTTTACGATATGGCCTCCTGACATAATCACTTACAAACCAATCAACCTCAGCAGGAACTAAAGGATGAGTAACATTGTGATGCACCCCTATAACATGGTAGTTGTGTGTAAGCCACTTAAAGGGATACTTGCCTTCAATGTTCTTACCATTAGTGTTATGTAAAAGAACAGCAAACGGATTCATCTTCTCTACCGTGGCCCTGCGTAACACAGGAGCACCAGCAGAAGTCATGTATTCTATATCTCTTTCACGCAAGTAACTGATATACTCATAGTCCTCTATGGTATTGTTAAGCGTGAACAATATGTGAAAGAACTGTGGAAACGCCCTTGCAAAATCCATTACCGTACATTCAATACCGCCTAACTTACCCCAGTTATTCACATGTAGGAGTATGTTATTCTGCATACATCAGACTCCCACACATCGGACAGCCTCCACCAATCTTAAAATCGTTCATACCACCATCATAGTTTCTAGTATTATCTGTCCAGGTATCATCCGTACCATCATAGGTTACTGCACTATCGTCATAATCAGCAACAGAGGGCAGGACCACACCGCTTCCTGCCCTCGAACCTCTTGGAGACCTTGAATCCCTATCCAGATGACAGATAAACCCACAACGCTTACATCTGACATGCCTGTCATCCTGTAAACCCTTATAGGGCACATCCTGATTAAGGCCGTGTTTAACAGCCTTGGATCGTATCTGTCTCATTATCCCGCCAAGTATATCCAAACCAAATCATTAGCATCATAGCCAGAACAATCGCTGACATCTATGGTACAACCTTCAGTAATCCTCCAACCCTGGCCCTGAAGCCCTGTGAAATCAACCTCATGGCACCTACCACCAGCATCAGTGGTCTTCATAAATATCTGCTTAGTAGTGTCTGCCGTATCCAAAGCAAACTTATCACCAGCAGTAGCTGAGAACATCACTATCTTACCTATTACAATAGGCTTGCCTCTCTCAGCTAAGACCACATCTGATGTCCAAGTATCTATGAATATAGGATTTCCATCTAATCTGTTCGCCATCCTAATCCCTCCTTAATTCCTCGTAATTTGCAGGGGCCTCTGGCTCTAACCTTCTATTAAGCTCCTTATAGCGGTTAATGTTCTCCCTGTTCCTTTTATCCCAAAGCATATGCTTTCTTACAGCACCAGGATACCTTGCAGGATGAGCCATCTCTGCCCTGGTGGGCATACCCTCTTTGAGCTTCTCTTCCAATTCCTTTACTTCTCTATATGTTGCATCCTTCTGGACCGCATTCATTCTAGGAGCCCTGGTATCGTGAAGCTCCTTATCCAGATGGCCTATTTGCCGTCTCAAAGCTCCCTCATCTACACCCCTCTTATAACCTGCACCAGACTGAGCCTCCTTTAACAGAGACTCTGCTTCACGCTTGTCTTCCTCTAAAGACTGCCTTTCACTATAACTTAGTATCTTTTTCACTGTTCCTTTTCCTCGTGTCATCTTAATCCTCTCTTCCCTCTTTTTGGCGTGAAAGAGATGTACCAAGCACGCCATTCTCAAGATAACCCACTGCTCGCTTAAGCAGTTTCAAGTCATCATTAAGAAATCCTATTCCACTATTACATTTACTACACAATAACCCTCGTATCTTTTTAGTAATATGGTCATGGTCAATACAGAGAGAAAGGGGTGCCGTATCACAAATAGCACACCTTCCTCCCTGATTGTCAACCATTGCCTGGTATGTTTCTTCAGTAATAGCATATATGTGATAACGATATTTTCTGCGACATCTATTAGTGGTTTCACGATACTTCTCTAAATTAGCCTTCTTCCACTTAGCTCGCGACTTTATGGCAACATCAGGATGAGTTTTACGATATTCCTTTTGATATTCCTTTTGATAAACTCTCCTATCCCTTGTATCAGGATGTTCCTTCCGCCATTTACGCATATATTCTAATCTGTTTCGTCTCATACCAAGCCACACACCTGTTGTTATGTAGATGGAGTAGTTGGTACTAGAATACCTGACTCATCTACAGCATTACTACAATAGTTCTCAAGACAACCACAGCTACCTGGATCTATCAAGGTATCTGGGTCAGCAGCATATAAACCTGTACAAGCATTATATGCTATTAAACCAGTTGTGGCATCTTCAATGTTAATACAGTTCACAGCAGAACCAGTATCATCATTATAGATGTAGTTATGTGCTATTAAAACAGACGCACAAGCTGCACCTTCCTGAAGAATAGCTGCATCAGCACAATCACCATAGAACTCACATCCTATGATTCTGGTACGGTGTGCATCATCCATACGAATATGTTGATCAGCACCTGCCGTAGCATTCTCTGCATAGAACTTACATCCTATTACCTGGTTGTCATCAAAGGCATCAATATCAATGGCCTGTACAAAGTCATGGGTTGTAGTTCCACCGTAGTAGAATATACAATTCTTGATTGTACAGAAATTAGCATTGACATCAATACCAGTAGCAACCGCACTGATACCAGCACTAAACTTAAGATTCTCTATAGTGATGTTATCAGCACCTACTTCTATCTCACTGCCTGTTGCATTAAAGGTAAGAGTAGGTACAAGTGAACCAGTACCAAGCCCTACAATAGTAATACCAGCTACATCAGGTACCAGAGTTGAAGCAGAAGCTATCGTCTCTGTGTGGCCTGGAAACACCACAATAACATCACCTGCACTAGCTGTGCACTTATTGATTGCCTGGTCTATAGTGGCCATAGGCTTCTCATATGAACCAGCGTTACCTGAATTACCAGTAGCACTGTCAACAAAGAAGTATGAACCACTCGTAACTGGAATACTGCCACTACCGCTACCAATTACAGGGATACCGAAACTTGTTATCCCATTTGGAAAGTTAGTTAAACCCATTGTTTCTCCTTTTTTGGGACACGCGGGAGGGTAATTAACCTACTCCCGCCTGCCTCAGAGTCTTTACTCCGATTTACCCAGTTTAGGATCATGATACTTGATGACCGTAGCATCTGTAATCTCCGATTCCTCGAAGTGTCGGACTATCCCATCACCTTTCGGTGCTTCCATTATAGTCTCTGAACCTTCCTCTTGCGAGGCTTGGCTGCGGATTGTCCGTTCTGGAGTTCCCGCAGTTTCGGAAGTTTTAAGTGGACCTACTTTTGCAAGTTTAATAGCATTTGCCAACTTAGCACGATAAGCAACAATATCATCACTTATTCTTTGAGAACCTAAGTTATGTTCACGAATAGTTTCTAAAAACTTAATCGCATAATCAACCTGGTCCTTCTTGATTTTAACATACGGTTGGATAGCTATCAGAAACGGGAGTGCTGTTAGGCTGCATGCTCTCCATCTGTAACATCTTCTTCCATGATGTCTATAAACTTGACCACGAAATACACTTTGGATTTCTTGCAGTACTTCCTTATCGTTCTGTGTAATGGTTACCTGAAGTTGGTAAGAATTACGCAAATGCATACCCTTCCTATCAACACGCCTAGCAGTATTGTGTTGAATATATATGCATCCTTCACCGTCAAAGAAACCTGCAAGCCATCCTAAGTTCATGTTATCTCCTAACTAACTTCGTGCCCCATAATCCACTGCCAGCCACTGAAACCATAAGAATATCTTACATAGGCCGACCATTTGGCTATATCACGCCTTCACACATTACTGTGTGCGTGGACTATACCTTCATCCCTCACGGGAGCAGATATTATAGTCTCTGAACCTTCTCTAAAACTCTTGAGTTCTTTTAATTTCAAATATGCTACAGGAAGATAATCATGCCTTCCTCTTTTTTGTTTTAAAAGAACACAAGCTCTCCAAATATCATATTCAACTTTCTTCTTGGCACGCAAAGGACATACATCAAGAACATTTATTAACTGCATCAAGTCCTTTATATTATCTATTTGGTAAGCAACCATAGGGTTTCTATCTACATTATTATGTAAATAGATTTTACCAACACCAAGAAACTCTTGTATCTGGAGTAAGATTGGCATATCGTCAGATCTTAAATGTATAGTAAACCTCGGATAATACATAGGCCTTAAATGCTTATGCTGAGTATGTTGATGCAAACCAAAGTAACCTTCGCCATCTATCAAACCAGCTATGTAATTTCCGAAGTTCATATCCATTTTATGCCGCCTGTCCTAGAGCTTGGATGCTGATTGCCCCTATCTCAACGATAGTAGGGTTTCCAGCAGTTTCATCTGTTTGCTTTTCACAGTTACCTGTGAATGACCCATATACATAGGTATCAAAATCCTTATCCTTGTTAAACTCAACAGGAATACGATTGAACCACTTCAGGTATAGCTTAGCCATCCTGGAGTCCAACATAAACCAGTTGTTTGAATCTGAGAGATAATCCCATACGATTATCTTGTACTTGCCCTTTGAGAAGTTAATATCGTTGTTAGCTGTCCCTACATCCTGGGCAGTACCAACTATGATATTAGCTGTCTCTTCAAGCTGTGGAGGTACAAGAATCGTATCAGCCCTTGCTGTCAAGAGGTTATCAGTCTCATCTGTGAATTGTCTCATCAATAAGCGGGTAGCTTCTACTGCTGTCTGTGATAAGGCTGTAGTGCCCTTATTGTCAACAGTTGTATCTGTACCTACATATGAATGATCATCTGCACAAAGAGCCTTGCTATCGCCACCTGCGAATACGCTGGTATTGAATGCGTTGTTAAACACAGTCGCACCATGCTTCTCACGGGTTCTCTTGGCAACCAAAGCTAACTGAGCAGGCCTCTTATTGATAATGTTATAAAGATCATCATCAACAAGCTTCCTCTCAATCTTGATACCTTTTACCCACTCCCTGTGGGAATAAGATACCCTGTACTGCTGCTTGAAATCGTCATACGGTATAGTACCCGTAAACTCTTCCAAG